TCAAAAGCTCCCTGCTCATATCTTTTTACAATGTGTGATTGTAAAGAAATAAATATGTTATCTTTACCTTCGTATTTAAAAATATATATTAAAATGGCAAAGTATAAAGTAAAAGAAAGTTATAAAGGGCTAAAAAGTTCAGTATCAAATTTTGGTACAGTTTCTTGGGACGAAGCTTCACAGGAAACCTTAGCATATCTTTATGAAAAAAGAGGTTTTACATCTATAATTATTAAAAATTCATCTAATGAGGAAAGCAGTATCAAAAAGACAAACAAAAAAGACAAGTCAGTTAAGAAAGACGACTAAAAAAAATACATTTGAGTTTGGAGTATTTGATTTAGCTGTTCCGCCAAATATTACTGAACCAAAGAACTTAAATAACATATCTACTAAGTGGGTTCCATTTGGTAATGATAATTTATTTCCTCAATATTTAGCAGAATTAAAAAGAAAATCTTCTACACATAGAAGCGTATTAGCACAAAAAACTGTATTTACAAGTGGTGCTAAATTTGTATGTGACAACGAGCCTTTAAAAGAGTTTATAGAAGATGTAAACGCTAACCAAGAATCATTAAGAGACGTATTTAAAAAATTAGCAGACGATTATTATACGTTTGGTAATGCTTATATGGAGTGCGTAAGATATGATGGCGGTATAAATATATATCATTTAGACGCTACTACAGTAAGAATGTCTAAATCAAAAAAAGAAGTTTATGTAAATCCTGATTGGTGTAAGTATTGGAACAATGAGGATAAGATGTACAGGTTACCTATATATCCAAGAGTAGCACATAATAAATTTGTAATACATTTTAAAGATTATGAGCCTACTTTTAATTTTTATGGATTACCTGATTATGTTGCTGCATTAGAGCATATTGCAGTAGATTACGAAATAGGTAAATGGAATCATACTAAATTCCAAAATGGCTTTCAGCCTTCTGCTATTGTAGAAATATCAGGAGATATGGGTGAAGAAGAAGCTCAAAAAATGGTTAAGGAAGCACAAAGAAAATTTGTTGGTGAAGGAAACAATGGTAAAATATTATTTATTGTTAAGAATGGTGACACAACACCTGCTAACGTACAAGTAATAAAAGATGACCAAGATGGTAGTTGGCTAGATTTACAACAAATTACAGACCAAAATATAATTACCGCTAATAGATGGCAACCATCTTTATCAGGTATAGTAAGCTCAGGAAAAATGAACAATACAGGAAGTGAAATTAGAATAGCATACGACTTAGTTATGACTACTGTAATTAGAGATACTTCTGAGTTATTGTTAAATGGTATCAGAACGGTTCTTTATAATGAAATGGGCTATGAGCCTAGAGATTTAAAAATTCATTATGAGCCGCCAATTTCTTATGCTAATGACGTAGACATTAGAGAGGTATTAACTATCAATGAACAAAGAATGTTGATAGATGAAGATTTACCAATGTTAGAAGATGGCGATATGTTTGTTGCAGATAGAGAAATCATTGTAACAGAAAAAGATGGAGATGGAGATGGTGAAGTAGATGAATCAAAAGAAATAACAGTAGAACAATAAAATGGCAAACACAAAACAATATACAACATTAGTTACAGCAGGAGAGGTTATAAGTAAAACATTTACTAATAAAAATACTGACCCTGTATTAGTATCTGATAATACTATTGTTTTAGCAGAGCTTGCTCATATAAGGTCGCTACTAGGCGATAAGTTCTATGCAGAATTAAAAGAACAACACAACGACGGTACTTTATCAACTAATAATCAAACATTTATGGATTATTATTTAGAAGATACGTTATGTTGGTTTGTAAGATTTGAAGTAGTAAATGACATAATGAGTAATATAACTTCTAGTGGTATTGTTCATAATGTAGATGAGTTTTCTAATGTAATTACACCTAGTGATTATAACGCATTTAAACAAGATACATATAGAAAAGCAGAAATTTTTGCTAATGATATGATTGATTATTTAAATGGCACAGACCAAGCAGGTATGTTTCCAACTTATGAAGCTAATAAGCCTAATAAGGGTGTAAAAACATATAAAAACCACGGTATGATATTTTATGATAGTATATATAAATACAATGGTATAGAAGGTTGTTTTACTTGTGGTTCTGATTATAATAATGGTAGGTGTAATTGTGATTGTGTAGATTGTTAAAAATAAATAAATGGCTTCTAACGAACATAAAAACCTAACTGACGTAAACAGACATAATCCTAAAGGATTTGAATCTGCAAATAATGATACTTTATTAAGTAAAAACATAGGTTCAGGAACAAACAATACTGATGGTAGTTTAGTTTGGGTAGAAAAAAATCAAATAAAGACAGAAAGTTTTGACATACAAGGATATGTAACAGCATCTAATGCAAATTATTATTTTGGAGCTAATATGACTGACGGTCAATCTCCAAATGAATATAACCAAGGTTATGGAGCTTCTACTATTGGTAATGCTACTTTAGATGTAGGTGATTTTTTTAAAGTAAAATCAATAGTAATTAATAATGATTGTACTTTAAAAAGAATTTATTTATTAGCAAACTCTACTACGGCTGCTGCAGTAACAGTTGCTTTGTGTAAAGTAACTTTTGTTTCAGGAATAGAAGACCCTGTGACACCATCACTTTTAAATGAAATAAGCATAGAAGGTTTATCAAGTAATGATAAAGTAGTGGTAACAAGAAATTTAACACCTGAAAGCTCTTTAGCTGCAGGTGATGTGTTGTTTGCTATGGTAAAATGTAGTTTAGCAGCAACAGCATTTTTTAAAGTAGGAATAGAAGTCGGATATGACAATTAATAAAAAATATAAAATGAGAGATACAATAGAAGATACGATACAAGTGGGAGTGGCTAATGCAGGAGCAATAAGTATATCTTTAGCAGAAATTAATGAGGTGCTTACTACAGTATCTTTAGTTATAGCAATATCATTCTCTATTTACAAATTTTTAAAAACAAAAAAATAATATGGCAAGTACAGTAACAGCATCAGACCTAACAGTAACAATAACAGAATCTTACACTTTAAATGGTGTAAGTTATGGTAATACAACTAATAAAGTATTTACGTCTAAAGGACAAGTTGACCAAAGAATAATGAATGTAGCAACCTCGTCTACAACTTTATTTATGTTTGATAGTGCTGATAGCGCAGGTACAGCAGTTGCAGCAGATTATGTTTATTTTAGAATTACAAATTTAGATGACACAAATTTTGTAACTTTAAGATTGTTTAATGGAGCAGATAGTTTTTGGCTTAAAATAGCTGCAGGAGAAAGTTTATTATTAATGAATAATGAAATGGACGCTGTAACAGGAACATCATTTGGTGCATTAGCAGACATAACACATATATACGGACAAGCAAATACTGCAGCCTGTGATGTAGAATTTATGGTTGTAACAGCATAATATGCCTAAAAAAAGAAAACTAAACTCTAAGAATCCAAAGTATATGGATAAAGTAGAAGAAGTTAAAGCAACTAAAAAGCTTATAGCTGAGGTAAAAGGAGTACGAATTTACGCAGTATTTAATGAATAGTTGTAATCTTTTTCTTATAAGAGATACATTCAGCGACAAGTCCATTATAGGTAAGCTTTACCTTAATGGAGAGTTTATAGCACATACATTAGAACTTCCTTGGAAAAACAATCAAAAAGGTATATCTTGCGTGCCTAAAGGCGTGTATAATTGTAGAGTTAGATATGCTGAAGAAAGTGCTAGCAGAGATTATACACACTTAATTGTAGAAGATGTGCCTGATAGAACATACATATTGTTTCATCGTGGTAATTCTGCAAAAGATAGTAGAGGTTGTATATTAACAGGTATGATGAGAGGTGATGATGTTATTTACCAAAGTACAAATGCTCATAACCTTTTAATGAAAACAATCTTAGATAATAAGATGGAAAATAAAATTGAATTAGTAATTAAAAATAGATAAAATGAATAAATTTTTTGAAAAGTTTTTGATAGGTACAATGTTTAAAAGTAAGAAATTTTGGTATACAATAATTGGTTGTCTTACAACACTTTTAAGTGAGCAGTTTGGCTTAAACGAAACAGAAGTAAACAATATACTTATGAGTATTGCAGCTTTAGTTTTAGGACAAGGTATTGCTGATACCGCAAAAGCAAAGAAATAATTTGCTTTTTAAATAAATATAGTTAACTTTGTAATCCTTCTCTGAGTGTTTTCATAGTGGGTTTTAGTTAGCAGTAATTAAGAGTGAGAGGTTAATAACTTCTCACTCTTTCTTTTTATAAGTTATTTTTTACTTTATATTTACTATAACTAAAATTATAAATTATGCTTGAAAAATTAAAAGGTAAAAGATTAAGACTTTCTGCCGAAGAAGTTGAGCTTATTAATGAGTTCAGAGGCAATAATTTAGAAAACATTAATGGAAATACTGCGCTAGACCTACACTTAAAAGAAAGAGGAATTGATAAGAATGATGTCGTTAGTGTAAAGCATTGGCAAAGTATGAGTGGAGAATTAAGATTCTCTATCGTCACAAAGGAAGATTACGGTCTAAGTGAGAACCAAATCTTTAAAAAAATAAATAGCTTCATAGAAGAATATTCTCCTACTTATACTCCTATAAAAAGAAAAAAAGGTAATCATCTTCTTGTCATAAATCCTGCTGATATACATATAGGCAAGTATGCTAGTGAGTTAGAAACAGGAGAAAAATATGACTGTGAAACTGCTGTAATGCGTGTTTTAGAAGGCATAGAAGGTCTTATAGAAAAAGCACAAGGATTTAATATTGACAGGGTAATGTTTTGTATAGGTAATGATGTCTTACATATTGATAATGTGTATAATACAACTACCAAAGGAACACATCAAGATACAGATGGTAAGTGGTGGGAACACTACGAAATAGCATTGATGCTCTATGTTAAATGTATAGAAACCCTTAGGCAAATAGCTCCTGTAGATGTTATACATAGTATGAGTAATCACGATTATCAATCAGGTTTTCATTTAGCACACACTTTAAAAAGTTGGTTTAGAAAAGCTAAAGATGTAGAGTTTGATATTAGCGTAGCTAACAGAAAATATTATGCTTACGGTGATAATCTTATTGGTTTAGAACACGGAGACGGAGCTAAGATGGATAAGCTACCTCTTTTAATGGCGCAAGAAAGACCTGAAATGTGGAGCAAAAGTAAATATAGATATTGGTATTTACATCACTTACATCACAAAATAAAACACAAATGGTTAGACGCTAAAGACTACATTGGTGTAACTGTTGAGTATATGAGAAGCCCTTCGTCAGCAGATAGTTGGCACTCACGCAAAGGATTTTGCGGCGCATACAAAGCCTGCGAAGCTTTTGTTCACGATAAAGATAGTGGTCAAGTAGCAAGACTAACACATTATTTTTAACCCTTAAATAACCCTTTACATAGGGTATTTAATACCCTTATATATAAAGATAAAGATAAATATAAAGATAAGGATAAAGATAAATACTAGAGTAAATCCCATTTTTTTAAAAAAAACTTACAAATTATTTGGTATTTAAAAAAAAGCTGTATCTTTGCTAAAAATTAACTAACTAAATATTAACGAAAACACACATTAGCTATGACAGAACGTAAAGCGTTTAACGAGTACACACTAACCAAAGAAAAAACAATAGAAAAAGCAATAGAGATTTGCGAAGAAACTTTGCACGTTATGACTTTTTCTAAAGAAAAAAGGCAAATAATAATATCAATATTACTAGACAACGTAAATTACTGTGACGATTTAGTAGATTGGTATTATGGTAATGAAATTGATATAGAAGATAGTGTTTATTATCTTAAAAGATTTGAGGATTCATTAGCACACGATTTATCAGGGCTATACAGAAAAGACGAGCATTTTGTTCCAAGAATTAATAACATAACACACCCTTAAATATGGCATACCAAGTAAGTAGTTGTTGCGGCACAGATTACGAAGAACGTGAAGATTTTGATAGATTTTGTTTTTACGTTTGTTGTAGATGTAACGAAGAATTTGATGAGCCTATTATGGATTATGATTATAGAAATATGGTTATCTATGATAGGAAAGAGGCGGAGGCAGATGAGTATAGAACTAAAATGGCTAACATACCATTTGGTTAAAATTAATTAAATAAAACTAAAACTAATATGAAGAAAATAAAAAACACGCAACCTGAAGTTAAAGAAACTAAAAAGGACGCACTAAGAAGATTATTCTTAGAAAACAATCTTGTTGAAGAAGATGTATACAAAGATAAAAGAGGCTTTGTTATTATCACAAGAACAGGTATAGACAAGATAGTAAGCAAACAAAACATACAAGTAGCTTACGAGCCTGTTGTAATGGAAAAAGATTGGGTAGTTATGAGAGCTACTGCAAGTTTACAACAAGGTAAAGTAACTAGAAATATGATGTCATTTGGCGAAGCATCTGATTCTAACCTAATGGGAGGTGGTAAAAAATTTCCTGTTGCTATGGCAGAAAAGAGAGCTATGTCAAGAGTTGTGCTTAAGATAGCAGGATTCTATGAGCAAGGTGTCTTTGGACAAGACGAAATGGTTGACTAATGAATGATGATTGGTTTGATGAGGTTGTTGATGGAAAGCCTAAACTAGCAGAATATTGGCAGATAGATTTCATTGACGACCTCGTACGAAGAACACCTTTGTCAATGTCACAACAACAAGAAATATCAAGTAGAATTTACGATAAAGATTTTAGCGAGATAGAAGCAGAGGAACTAATCATATATCTAAAAGAAAATGAAATTAAAAGAGACCCCAAAGACCAATACAAACAGTTCGTCAAGAACGGAATGTTTAGTAGTTAGCATAATCAGAAATCCTTCACGAGCTTTTACATACTCAGTATGGTATGGAGAAAAGTATTTAGGCGAGCTAATAGAAGATGATATTATGAGGTTGCTAGGTAATGATACTAAGAAGTTTTATAAAGACAACCAAACTAATTTTTTAGTACCAAAAAATAAAATTAAAACTATTATTAATAAAAAAAAATACTTGTAAGATGAAAAACAATTATGAAAAAGTAAGGGCTTCACGTAACGAGCTAGAAGCTATACTAAGAATCAGAGGAATATCTAAACAAAAGTTTGGAAGAATATTAAACATTAAAGGCTCAACTATAGAGAAGTATGTAGAGAAGCCATATTACTTAAGATATTATCAAATGCAAAGGCTAGCTAATTATCTTAATATTGACGTCAAAGATGTTGTTGACATTGTAGAGGTTGACTTAGAATCTAATCCTATAATAGTAGAAGGCGAAGAAAACTTTAAGGCAATAGGTTCTCTAATTTCTAAAAATGAATAACATAGATGACAGAGGAAGGAAAGAGTGTTATAAGGGAACTTATGGCTCAAAAAGAAGAAGATAAAATAAATAAAAAAAACCTAATAAACTTAGAAAATTATTTTAAAAATAGCGGCTTAATAGAATATAAAAAGAGGTTAAAGAAACCTACAGATGAAATTAAGATTAGAGAAAAAGTTATTATACGAAATGATATGTCTAAATATAAATTCAAATAAATTATGTCAGAAAAAAATTATGTAGCAAGTAGTATCAAGAAAGTTACTACACAATATGGAGACTTGTTTAATGCAAGTTTTAAAGTAGAAGATTTGCAAAAGATTGCAAAGAGAGGTTGGGTAAATATTACAATAGCAGAACGTAGAGAGGTTTCTGAGAAGGGAGCAACGCACTATGCTTATGAGAATACTTACGAGCCACCAAAACCTACTTCAGTAGATAATACAAATACAGAAGAAGATTTACCATTTTAATTAAGGAGGGGGTTGGCACGACGCCGAACAATAACCGATTATTAAATGTTTTGCCCCCTCTTAAATTATCTAAAAATAACATATAAATTATTTGTTATTAACGTATATTTTTCTTATATTTGTATAACTAACTAATTACTAACTAATACCCACAAAAACACTATGACAAAAAAACTACACAAGCGCAAGCAATTACTCATTGACACCCTATCAGTACAAACATCTAGCGGTCAAGAGGAGCAGATGATACGATACATTATTAACTTTTGTATTACCAATGTTCCTTCAGCTAAGATAGAAGTAGACAGCAACAACATCTATGTAACCAAAGGCAGCTCAGATATATATCCCTGTATTGTTGCACATACCGATACCGTACACGACATACACAAATCATTCAAGGTTTATGACGACAACAACTGTTTGTTTGCTTTCAGTACAGATACAGGCACGCAAGTAGGTGTAGGCGGTGACGACAAGGTAGGTGTATGGCTTGCATTACAAATGTTACTTACACAAGATATTATCAAGTGTGTCTTCTTTCATTCAGAAGAAATAGGTTGCGTAGGTAGCTCACAAGCTAATATGTCTTGGTTCAAAGACGTAGGCTATTGCCTGCAAGGTGACAGGCGAGGTAACACAGACTTTGTCAACTCTATTAGTGGCGAGCTATACAGTATGTGCTTTGCAGAAGATGTTGCTCCTATTATTTCTAAGTACGGTTACAAAGAATCATCAGGTGCTATCACAGATGTAGGTCAGCTTGCTGAGAACGGTATAGGTGTATCTGTAGCTAATATGTCTTGCGGTTACTATGCTCCACATTCAGACAAAGAGGTTGTGCAGTTTCACGACGCTAACAACTGCTTAGATATGATTATGCACATTGTCAATGACTTAGGTTGTACTACGTATAAACACGTATACAAAAATGCTTGGCAAGATAGTTTTGATTGGGGAGACTTTCAAGGAGCTAACCGAAACTATTGGTTTGATGACAGAAACAGAGAATCAGAAGTTATACTAGATGAGTATGGTGACGAGGCTTGTTACTATTGTAATGGCAAACTAAAAGAAAGCGAGTATGGTGAAGAATTTAGGTTTTGCGCAGACTGTAACAGCGACGTTATAGTGCATTGTCAAGAAGATTACTTTGATGACTATGAAGATGTATCAGATAACTATGATGGTTCTATGGCTCACAGACAAATAGTAAACCAACATTTATTAAGTCACTATAAAAATAAATAATATGGCTAAGAGATTTACAGACACAGATAAGTGGAAGAAAGGTTTTATGAGAAACCTACCCACAAAATATAAATTGCTATGGTTATATATACTAGACGATTGTAACCACGCAGGAGTATGGGAAACAGACTTTGAGGTAGCCTCAATAAGAATAGGTAGTAAGATTAGCGAGAAAGAAGCTATAAAACATTTTGCATCTCAGATAAGAATCTTTGATGAAGGCGACAGATGGTTTGTTCCAAAGTTTATAGAGTTTCAGTATGGTGAGTTAAACGCTAACTCAAGACCTCATCAAGCAGTTATTAAGTTAATTGAGAAATATGACTTATACAACTTAAAAGGCGTAAACCTTACTGAGACATCTGAAACTGCTAAACCTGCCTTAAAACGCTTTAAAAAGCCATCTATGGAAGAATTAGAGCTATATTGTCAGGAGAGACAAAATAAGGTAGATATATTTAAGTTCTATAACTTCTATGAAAGTAATGGCTGGAAGGTTGGTAAGAATCCTATGAAAGATTGGAGAGCATCTATAAGGACGTGGGAATCTAACACTAAAAGCAATACTCAAAATAAAGAAGGTAAACTGCAGAGCCAAATAAATGCTTGGCAAGGAGCTAAAGAGATAATTAAAAAACAAATGAATAAATAAAACAAGTTATTACGATTGAGGGCATAAAGGCGATTTTGCCATAACAGTTAATACTCTTGCTCTCTTTCGTAATATTTAAAATAAATAATATGAAAGCACAATTAGTAAGTACAAATGGTGACGTTAAAAGCGTGAAACCAAAAAACAATAAAACATTTAGTCTTAAGGAGTTACAGTCATATGTAGATGGTTACATACAGATTTTAAAAACAAGAGACGAAAGGATAATGATAATAAATGAAGAAGGTAAATTAAATAACTTACCCTACAATGAAATTGCTAGCAGCCTATACATATATGGTATGCAAGACCCTGTAGTTGGTGATGTTTTAGTTATGGACAAACAAATGATAAACTAATGCTTATACAACAAGAAAATAAAGAAGACTTAACCTATAAATGTGTAGACTTAATAAGTAAAACATTTGTAGAGTTAGGGCAATCAAAACCACAAGAGGAAATAGCTTTACTTGCACAATCTTTAGCAGAAGATTTAAAGAGAGATTTTAAATCGCTAATGTATAAAGACATAGAAAATGCTTTTAGAAATGGTGTGCGTAATACAGATTTATTTGCTCTTAATGTTAAGACATACTATACTTGGATAAAGTCTTGGAGAGCTATTATATGGGACGCTGAGTATCAAGTAAAAAGTCAAGGGAAAGACCCTAAAACTGTATTACATTACAGACCTCAACCTAAATTATTAACTAATAAATAAATTATGATGTACGAAGATATAATAAAACCAATACTAATGATAATAACTTGCATTGGAGCAGGTTTCTTTTTAGGATTTTTTGCTTTTATGTTTACTTTTAAACACGAAAGAAACAACTTAGAAGATAACATTAAAAAGTTTGATAAGAAAATAAAAAAAATGAGTACATTAACAGGAGGATTAGAAAATGATAGAATTAATGAAAGACCACGAAGACCTTCTAAATAAAAATTATAAAGACAAAATTCACTTACTAAAAGTTTTGTTAAAAGATGATTTTTCTACATTTTTGTTTGTTGCAAATATGTATATAACAAATAAAAGTGTAGACGTAAAAGCCTTTAACAGGCTGTTAAACAAGGGATTAAAAAATAATTATAAATATAATAAACAACAAAATGACTGAACATAATAAATATTACTACCAATACGACAGAAACATAGACACTACAAAAGAAGATAGTAGAATACCTAATTACTATGTAGGTAAACATCACGGTTACGAAGCACGTAAAGTTGTTGAAGATTTTGAACTTACATACAATATTGGTACAGCCACGACTTACTTGCTTAGAAGTTCTAATAAGCATAAGTCTCCTGAAGAATGTATAAAGAAGGCAATAGCTCATTTAGAATTTGAGCTTGAAAGACTAAAATTATAATGGTAAGCCCTATCTATAGAGTTATTATAGAGTATGGATACCGTAAAAAAGGTAGCACAAGACGTCATCAATTCAAAATAATTGATACATTTGTTACAACTAAAGATGTTGAGTTAATTAAAAAAAACGAAACAATAAGACAGAGAATACTAAGAGATACTAAAACTAAACATAAAGACCTAGACATATTGTTTAAAAATATATATATAGAGGGTCAATATGGAAACACAAACTATTAAATTATGATTATATTTATACTAATTATTACATTTTACACAATTTATTTAAACATAAAAATCAGAGAATTTGAGCAATATGTTGAAGATGAATTAGATGACCTACATTTACAACAAGAGGATAACAAGATAAAGTTATACAACAAGATGATGGAATGGAGGAAAGAATTAAAAAATGAGAAACCAAGAAGAAGAAGTACAAAAAGCAGTCGTTCAGTATCTAAAACTAAAGTATCCAAAGATTAGGTACTGTGCTAGCTTAGGAGGTATTAGAACGTCTTTTAAACAGGCTGTGAAGGCTAAGGCTACAGGCTATGTTAAAGGATTCCCTGATTTACAGATATGTATGCCCACACACGAGGGGGGTATAGGAGGGGGGGGGTATCACGGACTTTTTCTTGAAATAAAAAAGGACAAAAAATCATATCCTACAAAAGAACAGAAAGAATGGATAGCATACTTAAACGACGTAGGATATTGTGCAAGAGTAACAAAAGGTGTAGACGAATCCATTCAAGTTATTGACGACTATTTAAACAACAAACTATGAGTATTAACGTATACGAAAGAAAAGACAGGCGAGGTGGTGGATATGCTAAACGTAAGTTTACATACGAAGAAGCCCAACAAATAAGATTAGATTATGAGACAGGCACATACACGCAAGAGCAGATAGCTGTTAAGTATAATGTAAGCCAATCGCTAATAAATAAGATATTAAGACATAAGACATATATAAAAGAATAAAGATTTGTTTTTGTTTTTGTGTGAAAAAAAGTCAGGAGCTTAAAAGTTTTTGGCTTTTTTTTATTTTGCTCTGAAACTGCCAACGCCATTTATAAAAAAAAATGCCCTGAAACTGCTAACCCTCTGAAACTGCTAGGTATGCTTACTACCCTTATATGGGTGATTTTTCCTCAGATTTTTTTCGTATGCGTGCATAGTATTTAGAGCTGTTTTTGTTATGCGTGCATAGTATTTTATAAAATTTAACATAATAATAATAATTTCCATTTTAAAGCCTTTTAAAGCTATTTCATATAGCTATAATATATAGACATTAAAAGTTTTTATTATTGCAATAGGCAAAAATTACTAGATAAGGATTTTTTACTTTTTAATCAATTAACAAAATATTGTTAAAAAAACATATAAATTATTTATATATTTAAAATAAATTAGTTACATTTGTAAAAGTATTAATTAAAACTATATTATGAAAAATTACATTTTAACCAATAAATTAACAGGCGTAAAAGAATTATTAAATTACGCAGAATTGCAAAACAGAATAAGCAGAAATAGGAAAGATTTTTTCAATACTTATTTTGTAGCGGTAGAGACAAAAACGCCACTAATAGAAAAACTTTTAATAGTTCTTTTTGTTGGCGTTTCATCTATTGCGCTAGGTTCTTTATTTCTTGAAGGGTTTATATATTTTATTTGATTACTAACTAAAACACATTAAAAAAATGAAAACACAGAAAAATATTATTTTAGATAGTATCAATTATTTAAAAAACTTTGTGCCTACTCACAAAGAATTCAACACATATAAACATATCGGAAGGGCGGTCTCTAACCCTCTAAACGTCTCTTATATTTCACAGGGCAAAATAAATGGAATAAAA